CTCAGGCATGGAAAGAAGTACTTGTCGGACAAGAAGTCTATGTCCCATGGGAGAAAAGTTCTGTATCTTACAAAACTGGTCAACCAATGGGGGCATATTCTTCTTGGGCCATATTTGCTTTAACACATCATTTCGTTGTACAATATAGTGCTAAACAAGAAGATTTAACTCTTCCATTCAGCGACTATATGTTACTTGGAGATGACATTGTCATTGCAAATAAAGCTGTAGCCGAACGGTACATTCAAAACATGACTGATTTAGGTGTTGGAATATCTTTGCATAAAACACATGTGTCTAACGATACATATGAATTTGCGAAAAGATGGATACATAAAGGAGTAGAAGTTAGTGCATTGCCTCTTAAAGGATTAATATCCACAAAAGGTAAGTACTATCAACTAATCCCACTTATATATCACATCATTTCAGGTATGCCAGCTAAAGTTTACTCTAGCGTGCCTGGTCTTGTTTATGATTTTTATGTGCGAACAGGCCTCAATATTAGACATGCAAGATCAATGTATAACCGTACAGCTGAATTTTCAGCTGTTTGGAAATATATCAGGTATGGTTCTGAAGATCAAATCTTAGAATTAATTCAAAGAAATGACAAAGAATCACATCCATTCCCCAGAATCGGTACAACCGATTCTAAAGAATATCTTGATTGGCTTTTAGAAAGAACTGTTACACGTGAAATCATCGCAAGAAACGAGTCACTTAAAGCATTCCTTGTAGGAATGCATGAAAGATGGCATCGTTTATTTGTGGAGAATTTGGTAGACCACACCGGCTTCAAAGAAGAAGTCTATCCTGCTCTATCATATCACCCCTCATGGCAAAGCCTTATGGCTGAGTATGGGAAGGTCTCTGAAAGAGCTGATAAAATTATTGCGAAAAGGGATTGGAGACAACTTTTAGAGGTTGTTACCATACCTGATCCTAATAAAATTATTTTTGATAGAAACAATCTTGAAGTTACCCAAAGTGTAGCTAAGTTTGCTAAGGATATTTTTAAAACTGCAGCAATGCAGCGTAAAAAAGATACTTGGTTTATGGCACAATTCGACTAGGCTCTTATTGTAGTAATTAAACTACTAGAGTGTAATCAAGCTGTTTCATAATCAAACTAAGCTAGTATGGGATAGTGAATTTTCTCTGGTACTTTGTACAGATTCTCCTCTAGGTCTACTTGATAGTTGGAAGCGTGAGATAACTATGTTATCAATACCACCACCGATGATGCAAGGGCCCTCTCCAGTGATGGAGAGAAGCCGAGGCTCGGCTGTACTACCATGGATAGCACTATCGGTTTTCCGTACGCGTACTTAGCGGGGCACCCTCACTTTGAGTGCAGCCTCCTTTGAACGTCAAAGAAAAC